GGTTTGTTTGCATCTGGGTTGCCCGTCGAGACATTGTCAAAAAGGGCTATTCGCCCAAGACGCAGAGGATCTGGCCGCCAACGGCCGAGCCCGATGCCGTCCTGGATGAAGGCGCCAGGTTCTATATTAAAAGCGAATGCCAGCGCCTCCAGGACGACATGCATTCCTTCATCAAGGGCCGTGGCGAGAACAAACCCCCGAAGTTCGACGGCCGGCTGGAAACGCTGATCGAATGCTACAAGACCGACCCCGACAGCGATTACCTGTCGCTCCGCCACAAATCCCGCAAGACCTACGATTCCCATCTTAGGATGGTGGTTCAGACTGTCGGACAGCGTCTGCTTGCCGAGGTCAAGGGTCGCGACTTGAAGCGCTGGTTTCGCAACTGGTCTGAGGATGGCAAGCACATTCCCCGGGCCCACTATCGGATGACGTGCTTACGGCTCGTTATTGGATTTGGTTCTGCGATGCTCGAGGACGAGAACTGCAAGCGCCTGCGATTGATCTTGTCGGACCTTGAGTTTGAACAAGGGCGCCCGCGGGAGTACGTCATCACCGCCGAACAGGTCATCAAGCTACGGCAAGGGGCCCACGCTGCGGGCGACCGGTCAATCGCTTTGGCTCAGTCGTTCCAGTTCGACGTGATGCTACGCCAGAAGGACACGATCGGGGCGTGGGTACCGCTGGCCGAGCCCGGGATGTCGGCCATCGTCCACCGCGGCCTCAAGTGGCTCTACGGGTTAGACTGGTCCGAGGTATCGGACGGGTTCGTGCTGAAACACCGGCTCAGCAAATCTTTGCGGGGCAAGGACGCGATCAACGACCAAAAGGCGGGCAAGACGAAGACCTTCAATCTGGCCCTCTATCCGATGGTCATGGAGGATCTGGCTCTGATCGCTGGGTGCCCGATTCCGGAACTGCGGCGCGATATGTTCCCGGCATCCGGGCCGGTCATCGTCAACAAAGAGACCGGCCAGCCCTTTACGGAGACGTCCTATCGAACTCGCTGGCGGACCTATGCAACGCTGGCCGGCATCCCAAAGAGCATCCAGAACCGCGACAGCCGGGCTGGCGGCGCCACGGAAGCCGAGGAGCTGGGATTGGATACGGAGAAGGTCCGAAAGGCCCTTGGTCATTCCAAGCCCGAGACGACCCGAATCTACACCCGCGGCGACGACGCGGTGACTGCCCAGGTTGCCGTTTTTCGTTCAGAGAAACGTCCAGCGAACAGGCTGACCAACAAGTGAAACTGCGCTTAGCGATTTCAGTGCCTTACAAGGGCAACCGCTAACCTCTCGTTACTAAGTGGGCACTGATTTTGCTATGGTTTGTTGGTCAAAGTTTCGAACTCAAAAGAATTGAATACGAAGGGACCGGACAATGGATATGGACCTTGAAATCACCCGCCGCGAATTGCTTGCCCTCCGCGCCAAGCACGGCGCCGAGACGGCTATCGGCCGCCGCTGCTCAAACCTGCTGGGGATGCTGGACAGCATGAAGACCGCCACGGACGACCAGCGGGCCGGGCTGGCCAAGAACATCGCCGATCAAATGGCGGACCTGGAACGGCTCGCACAGAATGCAGAACACTGATCAGTAGAGACGGGGCATTCCCATGACCGACAAATCTGATTGGGTTTTCCGCGCCCAATATTTCCGGGATCAAGCCAAGGTCTTAAGGCGCAAGGCCGCCGAACTCGAAGCAGAAGCGGAAGCCTGCGATGAATCGGCGGCCAATGCAGCAAGTTTAGCTGGCTATCGCGCCGTCCCGAATGGTCAGTGCGATGGCGAATAATGTCACATCAACGGAAGAGCGGCGAGCCATGGGTATAGCCCGATATGCCCATCACTGCGAAACTTGTGGTGGACGGTATGACCCCACGCCGGAAGGCCGCCGATGTGGCGACGGATGCTTGATCGACCGCACCGAAACTGCTGCTGGCCCATACACCCCAAAGCGTCGTTATACCCGGCAATCCTGACCGAACATCGAGGAACTCCCATGAGCGCACCTTATCTTAGAGAATTACAGGCCGCTTCGGCTGGCTCACACGCGCCATCCGAGCCAATGGATATTGTGATGCCGCGAGAATTGACTGACGAACAGGCAGACGCCGCTATGCGCGCAACCGCCGTACACCTTGACATTAAGGGCTCGCAACTAACCGTGAACCGCGAGAAGATGAAGGCGAGGTATCGCGCGCTCGTGAAGTTTATTGAGACCACCAATGGACAGTCTTGACGGATACCCGATGCAAATTCTGCTGGTAATCGGAAAGGGCTGCAAGCCGAACAGTCCTATCCCTGGGAGGGAATGGATGAAGCTGAGGCCGGTCAACGTGTTTATCCCAGAGCTGCGGCGCGCGCTCGATGCGCTCGTCCGTGTCGGTCTGGTGATGGACAAGAACCCCGGTAGCTGGACGGTAAAACCGTCACGATCAGGCTACATCATGATCGAAAAATGGCGTGAGCGTCGGCGCGCGTTGAGGGCGCGCCCAGTATTGTACGAGCCAGTGAAAAAAGAGATTTACGTTCTGGACCAGCGGTTCGATAGATTCGCCGCATAATCACTGATGAGCAGGATGCGACGCTATGATCCGTTATCGCGACAATGACCAAGCGAATGCCAGGGCCTTCCGCGCTCAACATCTGCTTGACGCAGCTCTAAGACTGGAGCGCGAGGCAGAAAAACTGAGGAACCAGGCAGTCGAATATCGGCGCATAGCCACCGGCCTGAATCCGACCGATAGTTTCGGTAAGTAGTCCTAAACAGAGAGGGGAAGACTATGTGGATTGTTATCAATATCGGATGCATCGAGTGCGGCGTTTCGAGCAACATTGTCGGCGCCTTCTCCTCAAAGGAGAAGGCGGAGGAGATCGCGTCAAATTGCGACAGCGAATTTAGCTGGCGGGGGGGCGGGCAAAATATCTTCGAGGTTTTCGAGATGCCGGAGCCTGAGACTATCGCGGAGGAGTACCGCGAAAAGCTGATGGTCCCTGCGCAGTCGTAAGCGAATATCTGGAGCCCCCATGACTATCATTTGGAATTTTGAAATGGACGCGGTCCCGCGTGGGGATCGCGTCTTTCTGCTCCTTAAGGATGGGGAGAAGGGCAATGGCGAACTGGCAATCGGGATGATTTGCCAGGACCCGGGTGAGACGATTGACCACTATTGGACGTGGGGCGGCCCGAACTCAGGCAGAGACATTGACGAGGCCCCGATCGCTTGGGCGCCGCTACCAGGTGGTTGGGATGCCGCACTCCCCACTGCTGGCCAAGGATAGATGCCTCGAGATCCGCACATCCGAGAGAAGTTCACCCGCGAGCATAAGGCAGCGCGGCAACTGATCCGTGACTACCGGATCAAATATCCCCCGGAACAATTTGAGACGGAGATCGAAAGCTGGCGGGAGGTTCAATGCGAAAACTACGAGTTCACGATGAAGAGGCTGAGGGAGCCGAAGTGATCACCGCCCGTCCCGCCAAGCCTCGATCGCCCAGATGATCAGGATCACCACCATAAGCACGACCAGGGTTAGGGCGAACTTCACGCGCTAATTCTTCTTTTCTATTTTGGCGTTTAGGTCTTTGAAGTCGGATTTGATTGATGCCGCCATGTCCCGAATAGCGCCCTCGATCCGGTCGGTCGCCTTGTCGAAAGCGTCCTTGAGGACAAAATTGTCTCGTCCCCAGACCTCGATCTGATGCATCTCTTTTTCCACATTCGCGATGTACTGCCGCATGGCCGCACCTACCTCGCCGAAGTTATGATCCTGAACCTTCTGCTCTCTCATAAACTCCGCTCGCAGGTCTGAGAGTTGGGCGGCGTGCACCTCGCTCGCGGCCGCGACCTTCTCCGAAGTGTCCTGCTTAATCTTCTCCACCGTCCGCGTGATGCCGATCACGCCGCCTGTCCACGTAATTCCAAATCCTAGAATTCCGAGTATTAAAGCCGCCCATTGAAATGCCGTGCCTTCCATTTACGAACCTTGCGGGCACTGGCTTCGATAGGTGAGTTCATTTGCAAGCAGTCGTCGCTTGACGCCCGGGGGGGCCACAATGGTGCCGTCGCCCTTCTGCACGATCACCTTGTTGTAGACCTGACAGAACGAGTCGACCTGTTCGGGTGTGCAGCTACTTGGGCTCAAGGCCACGAAGCTGAGCATCGACATCGGTATCGCTAAGCGCATTGACCTTCTCCATGATCGCCTTGCCGGCCATCGTCTTGGCGAGGATGGCTGCGGAGACCTTGGCGATCTCCGCGTCCGTTCCGGCCTGAAATTGCTTCTGGTTGTTGATCTGGCCCATGATCGCATCGGCGATCTTGAGAACCAGCAGAGCAATTTCAGCCCAGGTGATCACGACTTGGCGTTAGCCACAGCGGTCTGGACTGCGGGCGATGCCGCGGGGCTCGTGGTCACGGTGACGCCAGGAACAGCCTGCGCAGAGGCGGCTATGCCGGCCGGCCGGTTGGTCCACATCGACCAGAGGATCGGGGCAAGGGCGAGTACCCCGCCGGTCAGCCAGTCGAAGGTTGCCGCCGAGATCATACCCTTGCCGATGAAGAACCCGCCGAGGGCGGCGAGGATGGCGCGAAGGATTCCGGTAATCTGGTCGCTGGTCATGGTCAGTCCTTTCAGGGTGAGACAAACTCGAAATGCATGGGATCTTTGCGGCCTTTGTAATCGCCACCCCACCGTGCGCCCTGCCGCTTAAAGGCGTCGATCACGATGGTGGAGAGGGTCGTTGTGGCGGAAGTCCGAAACCCGTTGGTGCCGGGCGACAGATCGATAGCGCAGGCCCATGAGTGGTTCGAATAATTGCTGGAGCCGGCAATCTTGCGGATATTCAGGCAGCCGCCAAAGTCGCTGGCGCCGGTGGCGTCAACCTTCTTCTGATCATGGCCGCACTTCTCGAAAATCTCGTTGAACGCCGCCAGCATGGCCGATGCGCAGGCCTTATTGACCAGGATCGAACCAATCGGGTGTTTGTCGTAATACATCTGGAACGGCGGCGATATCCGGGTCAGGCACTTGGCCTGCCAATCAGCCTTCCGGAAATCACCGTAAAAGGCCATTTTTGCTGCGGTGGTATCCTTCGGCCACATGGCCCGATCTCCGTTTCGAGAGACCATGACGGGTTGAGCAGCCGCCGCAACGCACTCATGATCTGCCCGAACCATGGCAGGTTGGGGTCGTGCAACAACGCACCGCCAGCTTGCTCGCCGGGAGGTTGCGGGATAGGTTCCACCCCTCTGACGGGGCCGGGGCCATGCAGAAGCTAGACGCTTTGACAGGACTGCGATTCTTCGCGGCTTTGGTAATTGTGATATTTCACGCTCAGGGCGTTTTTCATTTTCCCTGGATCCCGACCATCTTCATTCCCATTCAGGGGGTTTCATTCTTTTTCGTCCTCTCGGGATTTATTCTGACCTTCAGGTATCCGACGCTCAGCGGCAGCACCGAGACACTAGCCTTCCTGCGATCCAGATTCGCCCGCATTTGGCCGGCGCACATAGCGGCGCTCGCGCTCGCAATGGCTTTGCTCTACGGGGCATCGGCGACATATCCGCAATTTTATTCGCCGCGAACGCTCATCGCTAGTGTCGCTCTGATCCAGTCTTGGTTTGGTCTCTCCGATTACTTCATGCCATACAATCCCGTCAGCTGGAGCATTTCAACCGAAACAGCCTTCTATTTATTGTTCCCGTTTCTGATCTGGAATTTCGCGAAGACATGGCATATCAAGCTCACCGGTTCGCTGGCGCTGGCCCTCGCCATGATCTTTATCTGCCAGCACTTTGCCGTGCCATATCTCGATTTGACCAACGGCGGCTTATCGATGCTGGGGTTGGTTTACATTCACCCCGCCGCGCGGCTTTTTGAATTTGTTCTAGGTATGTCAGCGGCCCATTTGTGGAGATGCTGGCCTACGCCGACTCTCGGCCCCGCTATGTGGACTGTGATCGAGGGCGCCGCGGTGGCGTTGGTCTTGTTCAATGTGCCGCTTACCGGTCTTTTGATCGACGTCCAAACGCTTTCCGCGCCTGCTCGGACATGGATTCAAACGTCGGGCTCGATCGCGCTTCCTTCGACCGTTCTAATTTTTGTGGCAGCGACTGGTAGAGGTCTCATCAGCAAGGGGCTGGGCAGCGCCGTCATGGTTAGGCTTGGGGAAATCTCTTTCTCACTATATTTGGTGCACTTCACCGTATTCCGGTTTTTTGGAAATCACGAGGCTATCTTCGCTGGCTTGAGGAATGCACCGGAGTTTCTGCTTGCGCTCGCCGCCAGCATGACGCTGGCATACCTTATTTGGAAATTTGTCGAGGCTCCTTCCCGCTCCTTCATTAGCGGTCACTCACGCTCTATTTCTTTGCGGGCGCGTCCTTCGGAGCTTCCATCTCCTTGATCCTCGCCTGCGCCTTGGCGAGGTCGTCCGCGAGGCCGCCGGCTTTTGCATCAGCGATCGCTGCCGCATCCAGCGCTTGGTTGCGCTGGGCCTGCAGGGCGTTCAATGCCCTCTGCATGAAGGCGGGGTCAGGCTGCTGCTGGGCGAACGCCGGAGTGGCGGCGAAAAGCAAGGACGCGAGAACAAGTCGTTTCATTAGGCTGCCTGTTCAGTCAGGGGAATGTTGTCGTTGGCACCGATACGCCAGTTGGTGCCGTCGCACGTCACGGGCACGTTATTAGCACCACCGGCCGCGACCACCGCACCTATGCCGGCCGTGAAAGTTGCGTTGGCATCGGTGACGAAATGCCGGGCTCCCTTGGTGCCGGCTGCGCATGACGGCAGGCTGGCCACAGCGACCGCTCCAGTTTGCACATAGCTTACCGCGGTAAATCCGCCAGCCGCATTGCCCCGAGCAAACTCCGCACCATTTGCCTTGAAGATCAACGGCACTGAGATGCTGGACTGCAAAATAACTTGGGTGCCGTCGGCGAAGAGTACACCGTTGGTCGTTCCCCCGACGTTTATCCCAAATTGAGACGAGCCAACGCCGTTGAACAAGACGGTAAGGCCCCCGCTGCCGTTATCCTGAAGCAGGAGATGATCAACATAGCCGCCTCCATTGATCTGCGCGCCGAAAGCAAGGCTGGTGGCCGGATTTACGGTACCCTGAATGGGACGGTTCTCCATCAGCCAGTCGACCTGCTGAGACGCTGCAGTCGCATTGGTCTTCCAGCCTTGACCAGACAACCGAATCCGAGGGCTATATTGCTGGTTGCCAGACGTCGCGACCGTGTTGTCGAGCAGCACAATTCCGTCGGTCGACGTATTCGCCGCCTGAGCGAGGGTCCAAGTATCGACGCCGGACCACGTATTCGCGCCATTCAGGAACGGCAGGTTTGCTCCGGAGGTGCCGGTATTCTGAGTTGCTGCCGTGCCGAAGTTCGTCCCGTTGGTCTTTGTGACGGTGAGCGCCCCGCTCGCCGCCAAGGTTGCATCCCCACTGATTGTTTTCGCAAGTGGGGCTGCACCGGTTTGCCCAACAGCGAGCTGGCCGTTCGTCAGCGCCGCGGACCCGATATTGCCCGAGGGGTCGGCGACGATCACGCCTTGAGTATAGTTGCTCCACAGCCAAGCTCCGGTGTTACCGATGCCGGCGCGCGTCACCCCGTTCGTAACAAATGACAGTGTGTGATTGGACGACGTTCCGATAGCGAACGAATTGGTAAAGGCCGTGGACGGCTGCAAAATGCCCGTGACAGTTCCGTCGGTCAGGCTAAGTCCGGTGCCTGTGGCAAGATTCCCGCCACCCGTACCACCTGCCAAGATCACGCCAGGAGATTTGAAGGCGGTCGCGCTCGTATAACTCGATATGTCGAACCCGGTCGCGATCGTCGCAGATCCTTGGGTCGCAAACAGTTTCCCGGTAGCCGCCATCGGATGCTGACCGTTAGCATTCGAAAACAAGATTCCATTCTTCCAGCCCGCTGAGCCACCTCCGGACGAGATGGAAAGCGCGCCATCGAACAAACTGCCTTGAATGGCGTCGCTGATCAGTGCGACGATTTGCAGGCCGGATTTGTACGCCACAGTCGAGCCAGAGCCGACCGCCTGAATGTCGATCTCGCCGCCAGTGACGTTGCTTAGGTGGACATTGTTGCCGGTCATTAGCCCATAGGCCGAGAATCCGTAGGAAGCGCCAGCCGGGGCCAAGGCGGTCCCGCCGAGATAATTGCTCGTGACGTTGGCATAGGAGGTGACCCCCGCCGGTGCGGCGCTCGGGTTGGTCGTAGTGCCGCTGACCGTCACGCCGCCGAATAGCGCACCACCGCCGGAAAACGCCGTGCCGCTCTCTGTCATATCGACATGCAGGCCGAAGTTAGGACCGTTATTGCTGCTGGTTAAGTTGTCGTTGATAATCAGCCGATTGTAGGCATAGCCGAGGAAACTACCCGTCTGAGCGGATGCAGTGCCAGCGCCGGTCTGGGTGATTACTAGGCCCTGCGCTGAGCTCTTGGCTGGCGGATTGACGTTAAGCGTCCCGATGACGGGATTCGCAAAAAGGCCAGATGCAAGGCTTGCGAACGGGATCGCCTGCGAGGGCCCTGAACCTGAGCCGGTCCCGATGCGACCGATCACGGTGTGGTCGGGCACCGTGGGAAATTGCTGGGCGAGGACCGGGGAAAGCCCGGTCATCAGGGTGGCGAGGACAAGGCCAAGGATGCGTTTCATGGTCCCGAAGATGGCGGAAGCCATGCGGGGAACAACGCACCGCTAGGGCTGCTGCGGAGCCGCCTGTCGCGCGTTCTCGAACCTAGCCCGCTGCTCTGGCGTGGCCGTCCGATAGAAGTCCCTGAGCGCCTTGGCGCCGATCCTGGTGGCCGGGTTAAGCGTCGTCTTGATGACCCATTTCTGATAGCCGGCGTCCATACCGAGCCCGGTCATGGCCTGCTGCGCGCCCGGGATGTCGCCACGCTGGATCTGCCGACGGATGTCCGGCATGGCCTGTTGCACCTGGAATTCGAACCGGGACTTGTTGGCGTACATTTCGCCGACCGCCGGGCCGCCGGGCGCTCCCTTGGAGAAAGTTACGCCACCGAATGGCCCGAGCGCCTGCATAGCATTCACCTTGGCGTCGCCCTCGCCCTTTATGAGGTCTGAAAACGCCCCGATCTGGCCCTCCGGCAGTTGAGAGCCCGCGATATGCTTAGCGATCTTGCCGAGATTCGATAGGTATTTTGCCGGCGTGTCGGCGTCCGGGTCGTAAATCTTGCGGCCGAAGCCGGCATCGTTACTCATGATCTGCCAGGCCGGGCGCGCGATGGTCCCGAGTTTGCGGCGCATCATGTCCAGCGGGCCGGTCATGTACCCCGTGAACTCCTCGCCGATCTTGCCAGCAGGGTTGCGCATGTAGATCGCAGTGCCATTCGCGGCCGTTCCGACGCGAACCCGGTCGCCCTTCCCGGGCTCATTTTCCGAGGTCGAGGATAGATCGCCGAGCAGCTTGAGCGGCTGGATCAATTCAAGCGGATGTTCGCGCACGGCCTGCAGCTTGGCCTGAAACCGGGTCGCGTAGCCGTGCAACTCCTTTTCCAGCGTCGAGTCGCCGACCATCACGTTCATCACGTTCTGCAGCAGCGAGTTTCCGATATACATCAGCGCCATGTCGGCCGCGACCACGGTCATCGCCTTGCGGCGCGCCATCGACTTCGCGTAGGCGACGGCCTCGGCGGCCGGATTCGACAGTTCTCCTGCCTCGTTGATCGCCCCAGCCCTGAAACCGGCATCCCGCTCGATCTGCGCCAGCACGTCCTTGGGCAGGCCGGTCAGCATATCCTTGATGACACCCAGGTTGCCCATGGTGAAGGAACGCGAGAACATCAGCATGTTCGCCACCTTCGTCGCCGCGTCGCTCATAGCCTCCTTCGGCAACGCGCCGGCGTATCGGTTGGCAAAATGCGCCGCCATGCGGGAAGCTGTCTGCTGGTCGATGCCCTTGGCTATCGCATCGGCGCGGAAGTTGACGTAGAGGCCCATCTGCAGATCAGCGACGCGGTCCCATAGAAGCGTGTTGTGCCAGAAGTCGCCGGCCTTATCGATCGCGGTTTTCACCGCGTTGCCCGCGGCTTCATCGAACAGTCCCGGGACAGCGCCGAGCATTTTCGCGGTCAAGGATCGACCCGGCGCGAGGTCTGGAGATTCCATGACGCTGGTAATGTCCTGGTTGAAAAACCGGTGACCGATCGGGACCAGTCCGCTATCGATAGCCTCGTGCATCAAGGGAACATTGTTCTTGGCACGGTTCCCCTCGAAATAGACCTTGAACGTTGCGACCTTGCCCGGCATCGCCGGAAGTGCGCGGCCCCATTCCACCGCATTGTGGATCATCGGGGAGTTCATGATCAGGCTCATGGTTTTGCCCTTGAGCGCCATCATGGCCCCATAGGCAGCCCCGGATTTCTGGCTCAGCACCGCACGCAGCGGCCCTTCGAAATCGCCATGAACGTAGAGCGGAACCTGCTCAAAAATGGTCTTGCCGTCAGCATCCTTCACAGTCTTGAGCATATTGCCTTCAAGTTCCGGGTCGCCATTCGGCTTATATTCGAGCTTCGGACGCCATGTCTTGAAGGCGGGATGATCGAGTGTGAACCATTTGGTTTCGGAGCCTGCGGGAATAGCTCCTTCGGAGATCGTGTCGGTCCCGGTCTGCTCTCCATATTTCTTGATGTTGTTGATCAGCGTCCGCCCCGCGATAGCGTCCTCGAGCTGAGACGTTGCCAGCGGCAGCACGCGGATGTCGCGGGCCAGCATCGCCTGGTCGCCATATTTGGCCTTGGCCGCCGCTTCGGTGTCCTGCGCTTCCAGATATTTCCGCTTCAGCAGGTTAGCGGTCTTGGTGCGGAGGTTGCCGCCGATGCCGTCCAGCGCCAGCGCGGTTTCCTTAGACCCGGCGCCCATCGCATTGATGATCATGCGCGGCGTGTAGGCTGGTAATCCCTCGCCCTCGACCATGCCTAGGTCACGCGCACGGACCCAGGCGTTCTGGGCCCTGGCATGCATTTGCTCGACAACCGCCCGTTCCTCCGGGGTCAGTGTCGCAAGGCCCTGATGCTCCCGCATCGAGGCCGGCTCGCCCAACTGGATCGACGTGCTTTCCTCGTCGGCCGCAGTCCACATCCGGGCGCGACTTTCCGGGTCGAACCGCTTCGCGATCTCGGTATCGATCCGCGACCAATCCCACCGGTTTCGGCGCATGGAATTGGCAAAGTCCTTGGCTATCGCCATACTGTCGACGGTCCCTGTCGCCATGGGAGCGGTCAGCATTTGAACGTCTCGGCCGATGTCGAGCAGATTGTCGCCGGCCGATTTGAACGCTGCCGCTAGACGTCCTGGCGGGCTGGCCGGCTGCACCGATAGCGGCACGTCGGCAGGGTCAGTTGCGGCAGCCCCAAGGCTCCCAGGCTTCCCACCCGTCTCCGTCAGCACTTCCTCATCGGCCGGATCGAGTTTGACCACGTCCTGCTTGGCGGTTATCTCATTTTTCAGGAACGCATCGGCCTGCGCGTCGTGTACGGCCTCGGCGGGGTGGATGCCCTGCTCCTGCCACATCCGTTTCAGATTGTCGATAATTTGCGACCGTTTCTCCCAATAGTTATCGACATCCTTTGGCGGGAGTTCTAACTCACCTGTCGGCGTCAGCCGTTCAGGCTTAAATGAAACGACTTGATCTTGTAGAATATCTGGATCAATTCCGATCCGCTCGTGCGCGGCCTGCTTCTTGGCCGACTCATATATGTCAGGATCATTCCAACCCTTTGCCTCATTAGGAAGCGCGTCGAAACCTCTGACCTGAATGCCATCGTATCCAGCCTCTATCAACTTATCTGCTATCTTTGGTCCCTGCGTGATCGCGTCTCTCCCGACCACGGCCTCCAAGGCCTCGACTCGATCTGGGGTGAGAACGAAAAGCTTTTCGAAGTTAGCATCAACCTTGGCGATGCCATGATGGCCCAATGGGCCAATATTGCCCTTGACCCATTCTCCCGTCGGATCGAGATAAGTGTGTTTTCCAAATACTCCACCCCCGCCATCGTACCTGATTTCGTCAGGGACAAGGGCTGAAGGTTTGAACCCGTCAAAATCTGTGCCATGGCCGTGAAGTAATTTTAGTGAGGCCGACTCCCCAGCATAAGGATTTAGAATATGGGCGGCATTGCTGAAATCCTCCGGACGCGGCAATCCCCCGACGGGCTGATCGACAACGCCACCTTCTCGCGTGGCTGCCGGCCGTGAGAATCGACCAAAGCCACCCTCGATCATCGCCCAATTACCGGCGTTAATGACCTCGTTCTTAGCGCGATTGCCTTCGCCTTGCGACCCACCGAATTCCTCAACGATCTGACCGATCGCACCTCCAGCGCCATGGATGCCCGAACTGATCCCGCTCGTGATCGCCTGCCATGCTTGCGCAGCGGGCATCATCACTGTCTCGTTCATGAACTGGATCGGGCTAGGCCTGCCCTTGGCCGGATCGTGAAATATTCCATAATCTATCAGGTGGCTCAGGGTCTCGTCCGAGAAACCAGTTTCCGTCACGCCACCCGCGCCATCCCCGGCCTCCTTGCTGGCGGCATTGAAGACCCGGCTAAGCGCCTGGCCCGCGCGCACGCGATCAAGAAACGGCTGCGGAATGGGCTCAGGCCCAGCATTTGCCGACGCTGCGAACACCTCAGCATCGCTCATTTCCTTCTGATCTTTCGGTTTTCCGAATACCTCGTCGTCGGTCAGTTCCGTCATGGGGCGACCCAGCCAGTACCGGTCCACTTCATTTTCCCGCGCGGCGTCTCATAAACCCCAACTGGGCGCTGATCCGGAGGGGGGATAGCTGGCATGGGGTCGTTGCGAGGTGCCGGCGCTGCCGAGATCGGAGGTGCAACTCCCGCACGCAATCTATCCTGCATCGATGATTTATAGGGCTGCAGCGATTGCGAGATCATAGACGTCGGGTCGTTCAGATTCAGA